GGAGGAGGCGGTGCAATAATTTGCTTAATAATGTCTTCAACAGTTACTGGTTTACGAATAACTGGTGTTGTTACTGTTGGAGTAGTAACAGTCGGTGTGGTGACTATTGGAGTTGTAACAGTTGGCGTAGTTACAGTTGGGGTAGTAACTGTTGGGGTAGTAACAGTTGTACCACCTGTTGCAAGGGTAGTAACTACAGGAACAGTAGCTGTAATACCTTTAATTACATCCTCAACAGTAACTGGTTTATTTATTACTTTTGTTGCATTAGCGGCTTTTTTGGCATCCTCGGCAATTTTAGCATCTGAAACAATCTTGGCATCAGCTATTACTTTGGCATCCTCTACTGCTTTTGCATCAGCAAGTGCTTTAACTTTTGCGGCAGCTTCGGCATCAGCGGTAACTTTTGCATCTATAACAGCTTGGGCGGCAACTGCTTTTGCAGCAGCATCTGCATCAGCCAACACTTTTGCATTAGCAGCATCAATGGCAGCTTGTGCGTCAACAGCAGCCTTGGCAGCGGCTTGTGCTTCTAATGCGGCTTTTGCATCAGCAGCAGATTTAATAGCAGCATCTGAGGCAATCTTAGCAGCGGCTTCAGCAGCGGCTTTAGTTGCAGCATCCGTAGCAGCATCAGCTTTTGCTTTGGCATCAATAGCGGCTTGAGCATCGGCTGCGGCTTTAGCGGTAGCAGCATCTGAAATAACTTTAGCGGCAGCAGCGGCATCGGATGCGGCTTTTGCATCTGCAATGATTTTTGCATCGGCAGCGGCTTTGGCATCTGCGGCAATCTTAGCGGCTGCATCGGCTGCGGTCTTAGCATCAGCGGCAGCTTTAGCGTCAGCAGCGGCTTTGGCAATAGCGGCTGCATTAGCGTCAGCAATAACTTTTGCATCTGCGGCAGCTTTAGTTGCAGCGTCAGCAGCGACCTTGGCGTCAGCAGCAGCCTTAGCATCGGCAGCGGTCTTAGCGTCTGCTGCGGCTTTGGCATCGGCAATTACCTTGGCTTCTGCTATGGCTTTAGCATCGGCTGCGGCTTTTGCATCTGCTGCGGCTTTAGCATCTGCAAGAACTTTGGCATCAGCGGCTGCTTTTGCGTCTGCGGCTGCTTTAGTAGCAGCAGTGGCTTTAAGGTCAGCAGCTATCTTTGCATCGGCAGCGGCTGAAGCATCAGCATAAATTTTGTTAAGGGTAGCTACAAAAGCCTCTACTTTCGCTTTGTTAGAAATCTCTAACTCAGCAGCATACGCAGCGGATTTAGCCGCAGCTTCTTGAGCAGCTATAACAGCGGCAGCAGCAGCGGCTTTTGTAGCTACATCTGTGGCAGCAGCAGCAGCAGCCTGTGCATCAATTACTGCTTGGGCAGCAGCGGCAGCTTTTGCGGTAGCGGCATCAGCAGCAACTTGATTTGCAGTTACAAGATCAGTAGCAGCTTGGGCATCGGCAGCAGCTTTGGCATCAGCCACGACTTTGGCATCAGCAGCAGTCTTAGCGTCAATTACGGCTTGAGCAGCAGCGGCTTCAGCGGCAATCTTAGCATCGGCTATTGCTTTTGCATCTGCGGCAGCTTTTGCGTCTGCAATAACTTTTGCGTCTGCTATTGCTTTAGCATCAGACACTGCTTTTGCATCCGCTATTGCTTTGGCTTCTGCTGCGGCTTTAGCGTCTGCAACTGCTTTAATAGTTGCATCTGTAGCGGCTTGGTTAGTTACAGTAGAAGTACCATCAGTTACTACATTTCCACCCGTTACTACATTTCCACCAGTTATTTGGTTTAGAAGCGCATCAACGCTAGTTGTCCCGCCTGTGCCACCACTTGTAACAGTTGGGCCACCAGTTATTTGGTTTAACAAAGTATCTACGCTAGTTGACCCACCCGCAACATTGCCTCCTACAACATTTCCACCAGTAACAGTTGCGCCTGTCGTAGCACCAGTAGTTGCGCCTGTAGTTACGGCTGGTTTAGCAACAGAACTTAAAGCAAAGTTTTGTGCAGCAGCTACATCAGCAGCACTTACGTTGAACTCTGCCATTGCTGCGTTAATCTCAGCTTGGGTTGGGCCTGTTGCCAGAAATGCGTTAATGTCGTTATAGTAATCTATTGTGCCTTGGTCAACGGCTTGGGTTGCTTTATTTCCCGTTAGATCAGAAATAACTGAATCTATTGTCATTCCTGACAAGTCTGTTACATCAGCATTGCCTTGAGTTACAAACTCACCAGTTTTATTGTCTTGAAGTAAATTCAAATTACCGCTGTTACCAACAGTAGATAGACCAACATTGTTTAATTCTTCAGTTAGTGTGTTTTGTACGTTTGAAGCTGCATTGGTAATATTGTTTGCAACATCAAGACTTCCAGTAGTCTTACCAGCAACAAATCCACCAACAACAGCTTGTGTCAATGCTTTATTAAGGTCAACACTACCAGTTAACGCAAAATCAGTAATTGCTGAAGTTAAAAATTCTTCACCAAACTCAGAACCACCTTCCTTGACTACATTTGTTGTTGTCCTTGTTGCTGCTTTTTCAACGGCTGTTGTGATTCTATTGATAACTGCCGTGTCAATAACACCAGTAGTAGCTGCACCTACAGCACTAGCAATATAGAAAGCATTAGTTGCATCAGCATCTGCTTGGGAAGTTGTCTTACCAGCTTTTATAGCGGCTTGGTATGTATCATTGTAAGCACCACCACCAGCCTCAATAGCGTTAAGTGCTACATCAGTACCAACGGCTGCTAATTTACCTGCTACAGAGAAAACTTTAGCGGCAGCACCTAAAGGTAAAGCCTCTTGTAATATTTCAACTACAGCCATATTAGCTGAAAGAGGATTTTGAATAATTGCTGAAGCACCTGCAACAATCTTTGCACCCAAGCCATTTGCATTGCTAATAGCGTTAATGACATTTTGGTTGGCTTCATTAACAGATGCCAATTGGATGCTTTCACCAAACTGGTTTGTAGCTTGACCTGCTTTTGTTAAAGCATTGTTGTAACCAGTAACACCTAAAGCCGCACCAGTTCCACCAATGGCTTCTAATGTCTGACCGCCAGCTTGTGCAAGATTTGACAAACCTTGTTGAATAATGTTTCCAACAACTGTAGAACCTTGATTTACAACTTGTCCTAATATTGTGTTTGGAGTACCTGCACCTTTGTCACCAAGTTGGACATTACCCATAGCATCAGTAGTTGCGCCATCACTCCAATAGTCTGTGCCACCTTTGCTTGCCAATAAACCAGCAGTAGCGGCTTGTGCTGCTGCTCGTGCGGCTGTATCATTTTGTGCAGCTACTGTTTGAGACGCATTAGTTACTGTAGATAAGTTAGCCGCATTTAAAGCCGCAATCTTGGCATCTGCAGCAGCTTTAGCTTCCGCTGCTGTTCCTGTCGTATATGTACCTGTTACGCCCGTTGCAGGGTTAGTCCATGTAAATGTAGCGTTAGGGCCAAAAGCTGTACGATTAGCTGCAAACGTATCATTAAACGATGCAGGTGTTGTATTAGCCGCAGCACGAGCCTGTGCGCCAGCTAAATCACCAAACTCATCTTGGTTAACATCAAACGTAGATGCAGTAAAGTTAGTGTCTAGCAAACCAAGATTTGTTGGTAACTGAGTAATGTTGCCATCTGTCGTGATACTTGAGCCAGTTCTGTCAGCAAGTCTGCTACCTGCTGTTGTGTCAACTACGCCTGATTGTTGCAATTGGTTAACAACTTGGTTTGCTTGTTGGTTTGCACCACCTGCGCCAACGTAAGCCAAAGCAGCGGCTTTAGCATCACCAGTAACCGCCAAGGCTGCGGCTGCTGCACCAGTTGCATTGCTTCCAGTTTGAGTGCCAACAACTGTACCAACAACAGTACCTAGCAAACTCTGTCCAAGGTTATCTGTATTGCCTGTGATTACATCTTTTGCAACTGTAGTGCCAATGTTGGTAATTAACTTCTGAGTCAATGGGTCATTGGATAAACCCTTTAACTCTGATGCAACAGTAGAAGAAACAGCACCTAAAGCCTGACCAACAATTGCACCTTTTAGAATATCTTTTGCGGATGCGCCTGATGCTGCTTGTAATCCTGCATTTGCAATGGCTGTACCTGTAGCTGAAGAAACACCTAAAAGACCACCAATCTCAGCACCAATGACAGGCATAAAGTAAGCAGCAGCCAAAGCAGCAATGTCTTTTAGACCGCTATCTACCTTTTGAGTTACGCCTGTTCTTTCAAGCGTACCATCAGCACTTAATTGTTGGTATGTTGACCCTACTGGTGCTCTATAGTTAAGGTCACCAGTGGTTTTTTCTACAAAGATATTTTGAAGCGCACCAATTTGCTGGTCTTCACCAGAGCCACGTATTTCATAACTTGGCGCAATACGAGTGTCGCCTAACGTAATTGAAGAACCTTGGGGAACTGTGGATGCAATGCGAGAGATTACTTGGCCTACAGAAATACCTGTGGCATCAGCCATTTGCGTAGGAGTAACACCATACTGAGACATAGCAGACGCAATGTCTGCATCACTCATATTTGGATTAGCAGCAAGAAAATCGACAATCTGCTGTGTTGTGATTGCCATGTTAACCCCTGATTTCTACGTTGGATGTAATTCCAGCACCAATCTTCATTGCTTTCAACTGCGCTTCAGCTTCAAACTCTTGTTGCTTCAGCGCAAAGTAAGCCTGTTGTTTCTCACGCTCTAATTGCAACTTAGCGGCTTCCTTCTCACGCATTATTTGCATTTCAAGTGCAGCCTTTTGTTGCGCCATTTCCATGTCAATCTGCATCTGCTGCTGCTTTAACTGCATTTCAGCTTGAGCCTTTTGTTGGCTTGCTTGTATCTCAGCTTGAGTTTTTGCCATCAATGCCTGTACTTCTGGGGGCATCTGTTGCTCTTGTGGGGGAGGATTTGACAATGCTTGATCTTGCTCTGGCGTAATAGGCTTGTAGAACTCAGCACTATCCTTGAACCCTGCAATCTCAATCATGCGTCCTAATGTGCCACGATACTGAGCAGGTGAAACGTAAGGGTTAGCAGGGCCGTACTGACCAATCAACTGCTCTTGTTTAGCAAGAACCATCGACAACATAGCCATCTGCTCTTGTCTGTTACCAGCACCTAAACCTACGTTAATAGACACATCATATTGGTTAGCCCATGTGCGAGGGTCAAACTCTACGAATTCACCACGCATACGCACCAGACGGGCTTTGTCTTGATACTTGCATAACAAGTGCAGGATGCCCTTAAACAAAGACTTAAAGCCTGTCTCAGCAAAGATTCGAGCCATCAGTTCAATCTTACCTGCGCCAGCTTGTTGCATAGAGGCTACGGCAGCAGCAGTCACGTTCTGCAATACAGATGGGTCTAAACCCTGTGAAGCATCAGACACGCCTGTACGCTTAGATTGGATTGTGTCCAGATACTGAAGCATTGGGAAAGCAGCTTGAGCCACGTTCTGAACTACAAGTTGCGACACAGCCCCTTGAGACTTAGCACGAATAACACCACCAGCAGTAGATGTAAGCAAGTCATCAATGTTTACTTGTCCTTCAATGGCTACCACTCTGGCATTGTTTGTCAGATATAAGTTATCCAACATCTGACGGGTGATAGTTGTTTTAATTAACTGTAGGTCAACTGTTCTGTCAGCTAACGAGTTACCAAAGAACTTGTGTGGGATAGGAATAGGGCAGATTGAGTGGAAAGGAACATAGTCCACTTCCTCAACCATTTCCTTACCCTTGGCATCCTCAAGAATCTCGTTAGAAGCGTAGAACACTTGAACCAATGAAGCAATGCCTTTTCCGTCTATATCAGTTTTGACATAACACTCAAAGACTTCAATCTCTTGCATTGAAGGGTCATCAGTCTGGGTTTGGTAAGGTTGCTCACCTGCTGCATAACGAGCCACACGCTCTGGTGTGTACGCTAAAGCATCACCCATCTGCAAGCCTTCTACTTGCTTCTTGTTAAATCCCATAGCCATCAATGTGCTACGAGTCAACATCTGCCTGTGGGCTACAAAAGGTGAATCAGCAATAGTTCTAGCCTTCTTGCTAATCAAGAACTCCTCTGGGGGTACGTTCTCAATCGTAACTTTGCCTGATTTCTTCTTCTGCTGAACAACTACGTTATGCGTAGAACCCATCACAGGCATACCCATAGGGTCTATAACTGGCTGACCCATCGGGTCAAATATTGGAAACTCTGTCGTATCTTGCTCGACAATCTCCATAGTCTCATCACTCATCAGCATTGCTAACTCATCATTAGACAAGTCAAAGTAACGCTCTTTGGTTACATCTTCTTTGTCTTCCCAATAAGCCTTAACAATGCCGTTCTTCTGCATCAAGGCATCTTTAAACCAATCATGCAGAATAGACACGCCTTCGTTATCACGGCTAAAAACCCAGTTGCAATACTGTGTCGCTTGTTTTGCGGATGCTTCATCGGCAGGGCCTTGAGGCTCGAAAACTACAATATCATCTGAGCCTGTAAAGATACGAACTAAGCTAGGTAGCGCACCATCTATCGCTTCTGCCACTTCTCCAGTAACGATTTGAGACTTACCCTCAACTTCATTACCATAAGGCTGCCTGAGATAAGCCTCCAAAGCCTGTTTGCGCTGTTCAACAGTTTCGCTTTCAATGAAGCCAATAGCGTCATCAATCTCTGCCTGTAGTATTGACTTCAGTTCGTTCTGTTCCATGCTTGTCCTTTGGAGGGCGACCCATTCGGGGTTTATCCAATTGTAATGCTTTCTGAGAAAAATTTGCTAACTTTGTTTTTAGCATTTTGTCAATAGATTCTCTACTTACTGCATGACCCATCTTGCTTGCAGACATTTTAGCTTTTGTTGCTTCTGATAGCTTTCGCCCTGTAAGTTTTGCGCTTATCGTTAATCTAACACTTTCTGACCTATTTGCAATAGTAATCTTGGCTATGTGTTCTTTTGACTTAGGAACACCTTTGCTTTTTGCTGACATTTGTAATCTGGTTTGCTCAGAAAGTTCTTTTCTAATGTTTCCACCAGCAGTCAAATTGTAGCCATTCGTCATTGACTGATAAAAATCTATCCAATATCGCTCTTTTTCCTCAAACAAGTCTTTGTGACATTCCTCAATAATACTGAACTCAAAAGCGTCAACACCATATTTTTTTATAGCATTTTTTATAAAAGAAACACGCTTTGAGTCAATACTTTTATGATTACTCCATCTTGATTTTATGTTTATAGAAACACCAATGTAATGCTTACCATTTACCTTGTTGGTAATCTTATAAACTCCGCTTATCTTCTGTTGGCTCATTTTTTTCCTTTGGTGGCCTACCAATTCTAACACTTTTTTCTTTTAACTCTTTTACCACATTTTCCAACATTTCAAGCCTGTTTTCAAGTTCTTTTACTTTAGGTGCTAGATTTACACCCTGCATAGATACATAC